AAACGTACGCGGCCTTCGGAGTTGAGGGTTCTAAACATCGAGTTACGAGCCGTAATCTTTCGGCCTACTGTGTTTTCGTTCCAGTTATACAGGTTATCCGGTTGAGGAGATGGAGCGAACCCGCGAGCTTTGTCACGGATTGGCACCATCGCCGCACGTACCTCTGCGTTCATTTCTTTCAGCATTTCAGGATCAAGTTTACGGAGGGCCTTAACCGTTTCGCGTACGCCTTTTATTGCGACTGGCATTTCGGGCCTCCTCGGCTTGCTCGTTTAATACTTTTATTAACATCTTAAACATCTCAGGATCGAGATCGATTACCGCTTGAGGCGGGATCTGTAACCGTATCGATAGTTGAGCTATCAAGTGTGTTACAGAGTCCCGCCCTAAGCTAAAGGTAGATCGTCTACTACTTCGACTTTTACTAAGGTATCAAGAAAATCAGGGCCAAAAGGTTTTACCGTTTCGCCGCTAGCGCGTAAGCACTCCCACGAAAGGTAAAACAGATCTGTCTGCTTCTCGTCATCTCTAAAGGCTTTGTGGAAACCTTTTTTTGCATACAATTCAAAGGCGTATTCAATTCTCGGCGTGATTTGATGCTCGGTAACCTCGCCGGTAGCCCTTGTTATTTTGAGTCGTGCCATTTGATTGCCCCTTTGTTTGTGTCTTAGACGGTAGTGTCTACGACGATTGGTGAGTTACAAGTAAATGTAATCGATTGCGTTGAGATGTCCCCGACGGCGCCGTTAATATCGGTGGTGTTGTTTACAAGCACCGTAGTCTGATATTCCGGATTGGTTGCTGAGATAGTCGCGCTAGTCTGCTTTAGCGTTAGAGGTACTGTAGTACCCCAAGCTGCTTGCAAAGTCTGTAGGACTTCACTGGTAGCAGTATCGTTAAGAAAATCAAGCGTAATTGTTGAAGTTTCTAGGCCCTTAGTAAACTTACGAGATGAGTCTCCCATAGCGGTTACTTCTAGCTCCTCGAATACGCGGTTAATTGTCGCGCTTGTTACGTGATCTGAGAGGTCTACCGAGTTAAGGGTTACGACCACTCCATTTGATAAGAATACGGCCATTAGCCTATTCCTCGCTCTCTGTAGTAGGTGTTGGTGTTGTTGTCTTTGCTTTTGCTACTTTAACCGGAGCAGGCTCATCGACGATCTGCCCGATCTTTCGCAAAAACTTTAGGTCATCCTCTGTATACGGCATTGTTAGCTCCAGCTCGTGAGAATTGAGATAGTAAAATCGGCGGTAAGTAAATCTCCACTTTGTACACTAAGTACTGTTGGAGCTGACAAACTGCCAATATTCATTACGATATTTGAGGCAGCTAGTTTATTAAATACTGCTACTGCTCTCGTTTCAATACCGTTAAGGTTTCCACGGTTATCCAGCATTGGCACCGTCATAATAATTTTTAGGTTCGCTAAAGGTGAAATTGTAGAATAGGTATTGTTATTAGGAGTTAAATACGGATCTGCCGGAGCCACGATTACTGCATTAGCGGTAATTGTTGGCGGTGGAAAATCGTATGTGTTCCAGTCGTTAGGGCTCTCTAAAGCTGCAGCTACAGTAGCTCTAAGTGTAGTAATCGCGGCGGCCGTCATCTGTCACCCGATCATACTATTTGGGTTTATGTATCCAGCGATGAGCCCTCTGATTTTGCCGATCATTGAATTACCGAGGCGATATGGGCTTGGGCTAAATCCGTCAATAGATACGCCGCCAGTCTGTGATACTTGGCGGGCCTGAAAAATGTCAGTTGCAAGGATCATCGCGGCCTCGCGAACGGCCGGAGTAGTAGCGTAGGAGTTTGTTTTTGTATCCTCTCCAACGGCTGATCCATAAGGTAATACGCGCTTAAAATTAACGTCGGCAGCTACTTTAGTAAATTGGATAAAGCTATAACCGTTTGGCCAATTCCACGTGTAAGGGTTCCAAACAAGGCTCGGGATCTGATTAACCGTACCGGTGCTCCAAGGCATCGTGCCGATAATTGTGTAGGTACCGTTAAAGGTTGAGCCGCATCCACTCAAGGTTACAGACTGACCCGTACTAAAGATTGCAGGATTAGCGATCATTGCGGTAGCTATATTATTTTGTAGCGTAACTCCCACTACGGGAGCTGAGTCAAACCATAAAAACTGATTGAGAATATCTTGAGCAGTTTGGCAGCACTCCTCGACCACGCTATCCGGATATAAATCTTGGATACCTAGGTTATCGCGTAACTCTTGCTCGGTTACGTATGTTGCCGGCACTCTGATCTCCTCACTTAAAAAGGGCCGGTAGGGCTCAAAGGGCTAAGAGCCCTACCGACTATTAGTTTTTAGCTTATGCCTTCGCAAACTTGATAATACCGTTAGGCATCTTTGCGATAGTTGCCATAAAGCCGTAGATCGCTACCTGTACTTGTAGGTTTGATACTACGTTTACTGACATATAAGCCTGTGGGCTACGGTAAACAGTAAATGCCTCAGGCGCCAAAATGATCGCTGAGTTATCATCGACTGTAGTCGCTGCAAAGTTCTTGTCTACGTATAGATCAAGTCCTAGTACGTTACCGCGGATAGATTGAGGGTTTACCTGTCCAGCTGCGTTCATTGGTTGGATCGCGTTATAAATTGGTCGCTTTGTGCTATCTACGGCGCCCATCAATAGCTGCCATTGTGCAGCGTTACCGATGTAGTTCTGAGCAAAATAGCCTGTGTTCTTGTAAACAAGAGCTGCAGCCTCTGATGCGTAAGAAATAATACCGTCGCTATCTGCAGTAGTAGCAGTTGAGTTAGTACCTGCAGTTACAAGAGCAGCTAGTACAGTCGTATCGATTGTAGTCAGATACGCATTCTGAAGCTGCTGTGTAAGCTCCGCATAAAAGTTGGGATCTGAGCGCTCAAGCAACTCTACGGAGATCGTGTTCATACCTGCGTACTTGTTTACTGTACCTGTTAGGTATTCAGTAACCATACCTGTATTAGATACGGCTCCAGCCTCTGCCTCTACTGTGACAGTCGGTGCAACGCCTGAACCGCCACCAGCTGAGGTAACGAGTGATGGGACGTTAATTGTCATACCGCTAGCAGGCAAAACTCCCTGTGAGCAAGCATCAATAGCAGGTGTACCAAAACGAGTATTAGTTACAAACTCTGTTAGGTATTGAGTCGGATTAAATGCAGGATTGGTAGAGAAAGAGTCATCGGCTGCAGTTACGTAGAGCTTTGAGTCATCGTTACCTAGTGCAGCTTTGATCTTGTGCTCTGTGTATGTTGCCATAGACACAATAGGAGTACGTACTCGCTGAGAGTCTAGTACTGATGGACGGATGATCTTACGAGCGGCCTCGACCTTTTCAGCCTCTGCCGGTGCATCTACCGGGGTTTCCTCCGGTGTATTTTCTGGGGCTGTAGTCACAGCTTCCTCGCTTTCGGTTTCTGTTTCGATCTCTACGATAGTCGTAGAAATAGTAGTAGTTTTTTCCTTTGTACTTGTCGCGGCTTCAATAGCAGCTCGCGCGGCCATAATTTCATCGACGGATGCGCTAGTAAATGCCGGGCTCTCGACGAGTGACACTTCCTTAAGGACGGCAGCCGTGACAAGCAAGTAATCACCCATCGGCTTAGAGGCGGTTACATCCACCCCAACGGATAGGCCGGATACGAGATTTTCTTGCGCTAATACGAGAGCATCTTGTCCTCGAGTGCTACTCGATAAACGGAAAGATCCATAAACGCCCTCTGTAGAGTCACTAAACGAAATTGCGCGACCTACGGGCTTATCCTGTTGGTGCTGCGATAGTAATTTTATTTTTGTTGCATCCGGGATAGCGATAGATCCGCGCTCAAAAACTACAGGGCCAGCGGATGTATGTCCGACCTCGCCATATGGTGCAACAAGTCCGGACACGATACGGCGCTCTGTATCGGCGGCTTGGATCTCTTGGCTAAACGTTAGTAGCACTTGCATCTCCTAGCGGTGTGAGTTGTTCCATCTCTCGGGCTTGATCGACGTTAATTAAATCTAGGTTTAACATTTTCTCGATGATATCTAAGCGATCTTTAGCATCAACGCGTAAAAAGGTATCGTCTACCGCGAAACGCACTTGATTTTGGCTATTAGTTATGTCGTTCATTGATAGACGATCCTCGATTGCAGATATGTAAGGCTGCAAAGAATAAGCTACAAACTCTTTACGACCATCCAAAATATTTTGGTAAGTCATTGAGTTATTCATATCGCTAGAGATTAGATATGCCGGGACGTTCATACTTCTGGCAATTTCGGTACTAAGGTACTGGCTCATTTCTGTATAGCCCATATCTTTAGGTGAAAATGAAGTAGGTACATAATCTAAAGTAGATGTTAAATATGCAGTACTGCGATTTTGTCTAGCGCTCTTGAAAGCTGCGAGTAAACCTTGTACTTGAGACTCCGGTAAATCTGCACCATTATTTTTTAAGATACCTGTAGGCATTGGTGTAGCTGCAGATACCGCACTTGCTTTTTGTACATCTAATGCAGCTCTAATAGTTGTACTTGCAGTTTGTAATACTCCAGGAATAAGTGATTGAAAAGTTACAAGCGATCCGATACCAGCCATCGGTACAAGATTGCCATCAACAAAATAATCTTTTACTTCGGTGCCATATTGATCGGTCGTATATGTAACTCGATTATTAGCTACCCACTCAAAGCCGCTAGGACGTCCATCGTCGGCGTACAAACTTGTTACACGCCAATAAGCGACCGAATAGAAAATTAATGAGTCCACGGTAGCGCTAATAGTTACGCTGCGAGGTTGGCGGATATCAGGTTGCTCTAACCAAACCGGAGAGCCTAATTTTTCGCCTGTTGATTTTTTATATAATGCAAGATCGATTGAGGAAATAACTCCCGCAATTAAATTACGGCAGCGACTAACGCTCGCGACCTGTAAAGCAAAGTTACGATCGATACCTACGCCGTTATATCCAAAAGCGCTATTAGTATTAAATGATCCGTAGCCGTATGTAGTATCCATTACGGCCGGTGCGTACTGCGCCTCGATAGCCGGTTTATCGGCTGCCTTTAATCCAAGCGTTTGTAGTAATCCCATAAGTACCATTTTCCCATAATGTCAAGCATAAATGGGTGTATGTCGTGCGTGTCTATACGTAAACTTTAGCCTCGCCCATTGGCTGAGTAAGTACGTGTACGACCATTGAAAGTCCGATTGCAATATCAACGGGCCCGGCCGATTTACGTCGCACGATACGCCAAGAGGCATCCGACTCTTTAGCCGCACAGTTCGCCATAGAGGTAACGAGTGACTCTTGCCCCGAGTGCACGAGCCTTTTATTAGCTAGTACCTCATAGAGATCGCCTGATGCCTGATACCCCTTCTGCCCTGAGATATCTGTGATCTGTATGCCGTTTACCTCGAGGCGTTTGGCGATTGAGGCAGTCGTGTACTTGTCGTAACAGACTTGTCGCGGGTAATAAACCTTGGCCCACTTAGCAATAGCGTTAGCTACAAAGAGCTCATCGATAGATACGTCAGAGTGAAATACCTCAAGGACTGCCACGCCGATACGACCGTCGGGCATTACTTGGCCCATCACGAGCGATCCATCTCTACGCGACGGTGCTACGTCAAAGGCGAAAACGGTAAGAGGCCCGGGTACTAGCTTAAGATCCTTATCGCCTGACTCCTCAACGGATAAATGCGGCCAAGGTGATGCGGTAGATGAGATCCATTGGCAAAGCATCTCGGTTTTTGTAGTTTCAATAGGTTGAGTACTTACCGCCTCAGCTAGTACCGACTCATCGAATAGGTAGCCAAGGGCCGGGTTCGCATAAGCCCAAGCGCTGCGATCTGTAATCTTGGCAAAGGCCGGAGCTGAGTACTCATAAAAGCCAAACGTCTCAGGAGGGTTAGATAAAGCTCTCTCGCGTAGATCATTGAGCACCGTACTAAAGGCATCTCCCGCGTTCGACGTGTATAGGGCTTGGCTATTGATTTTTGCACGAGTCGTTGGAGTCGCGGCGCGATACCCCTCCTCGCTGATCTCGCGTAATTCATCGATGTATAAAAATGAGGCTGACCTGCCGCGGCTGCCGTCTCTAGTTGCAGCTACTACATCGAGGCGGTGTCCATTTTTAAGCTCTATCGACTCGGTGCCGTTGGCATACCGGATCTGTTTGACCTGCCGGCTTAACTCAGCTGAGCCCTCGATGGCGTAGGCCACTTGCCTAAAAGTGTCTAAAGCCATCGATCTATTAGAGCTCATAATAAGCACGTTAGGGCTATCAAATAAAAACATATGCCCGAGCATCATCATACGTGCAAGATGTGTTTTCCCCTGTTGGCGTGAGGTCAGGAGTAAATTACTACGTCTCCTGAACATCCCGGCATCGTCTACGGCTGTCATATCTGAAATACAAAAACTTTGCCAAGGTAAAAGCGGCAGCCCGATACTGTCTGCAAGGTCTGATATCTCTTGACCGCGGTTAGGGCCCTCTAAATAGGGGCTATGTAATCGGGGCTCAGTAGCCCCCTTACGGCCTTCTAGGATCTGTTCCATATCTCCATCAATTCTGATCGGTTTGGCCTACACACGGCCCGGCTGGGACTGTTCCGGTGGTTTTCGGGGAGGTATGTTTTCG